CTTGAGGATGTAGACAATGCTAAACCCGCGCACATCGTTTGGCGTGCAGATGGCATTGCAAAGCTGATTAGCGAGGCAATGAACCTCGCCCCTTTATCCTGATACAGGTTGCCGATTATGCAGAAGGCAAAGGCACGATACCAAGCTTGCTGGAGCTTAGTTTGACTTGCGATGAATACCATGCGCTTCCTTTTTCAGGTGGTGTAATGGAGCAGCCTGCTGGTTTGATGCACAAATTGAGGCAGGTTGGCAATGTATACCGCGCATTCCAGATGTATAAGAACGAAGGGCAAATTCCGGGTCAATCCGCAAAGTGGAAGCGTGAGCATGAGCAGGTGTGGAATATCGTGATGGAAGTTAATGAGCTGAGGGAAAAGTATGGCTAATGTACAAGTAATAATTAGCGCGCTAAATAGAGCCAGCAGCGAAATTGCCAAAGTCAAAAAAGATATTGAGGGCGTAGGAAAAGCAGGAAAAGAGTCTGAAGGTGGTTTGAAGACTTTTGGAAGCGGTATTTCATCTGCGTGGAAAGTGAGTTTAGCTGCGACAGCGGCTATTACGTCTGTTGCATTAGCAATAAAAGAGGTTCAGGATGCAGCTAAAGAAGGCGCTGCGTTTCAACGGATGGAAGACGCCTCTGCCAGTTTGGCACGCTCCCTTGACGCTGATATGTCTGAAATTATGGACGCATTGCGAGAAGCTTCACTCGGCATGGTCAGCGATTTTGACCTTATGCAAGCAGCTTCGCGCGCTATGATGTTGGGGGTGAGCGCGGATAGTGAACAATTAGCTCAACTAATGGAAGTTGCTGCTCTACGCGGGCGTGCAATGGGTATTTCAACCACGCAAGCGTTCAACGATATTGTAACTGGTATTGGTAGGGCTTCGCCAATGATTTTGGATAATCTTGGCATTGTGGTTGACGCGGAAGGAAAATATCAGGATTATGCTGAAGCTCTTGGAAAAACTGCTGAAGAGCTGACAAAACAAGAAAGAACACAAGCTTTATTAAATGGCGTGCTGGAAAGTTCAAAAGGCTTGCTGGAAGAGACGGGGGGCTTGACTATTGACAATGCTGGCAAATGGGAGCAGATGTCGGCTGCGCAGAAGAATTATTTTGACCTTGTGAAATCCGACATTGCTGATGCTACAAGCTGGTGGGCTGAATATTGGGCTGCTGTATTCAATGAGAGAGCCGATGTAAAAAGAACCCGGGATCTCTGGGAAGAGGCTCAGAATTTAGGCATAATCACCGCAGAACTTCAAGCTGCTTATGATGCGGCGTTGCGTGGCGGTCAAGGCGATTATAAATTTATGATTGACAATATGGAAGCTATAACCATATTAGTTGAAGATTATAATAAATCTATGCAGGCAGCAGCTGAGGGAACGGATAAATGGGCTGCTGCTAATTATGAAGGCGAGGAAGCGGCTCGTTTAGCAACGGCTGCAATTCAGAACAATAATGTTGAACTCGAACGCATGACGAAATTACAAGAGGAGATTTCTAAGGTTACTTCGTTAACGGGTTATTTCTCAGATATGGTAAGTTTGGGAGAAAATTTTACCGATATCTTAGCGGAAATTACAGTACAAGAACAAATCATGGCAGAAAACCCGATTGGCTCGGAAAAGTATGAAGAGGCAAAGGGTAAGGTTGAAGAACTAAAAGTTGCCATGCAAGACCTTGCTAATCAGGTTGTACTTGACATGATGATGTCAACAATTGCAATTGGCGGGGTGACACAAGCCGAAGCCGATGCTTATTTTCAGTTAGCCGCTGACATGGGTTCCATATCGCAAGAAGCTGCTGAAGCTGCCAAAGCCGCTTATGGAGATGCAATTGAGTATATTAACAGTCTTGAAATTGATGATAAGACTGGTAATATCGTGTTCAAGGTTGACGATACTGAAGTAAGAAATTATCACCCTCCGACTATAAGGGGCACTGTGGCTTACATACCAGCTTACGCAACCACTCAAGCCGTTGGTGGCGCAGTGCAAGGCGGCGCTCCATACACTTGGCAGGAATACGGCTATCGTGGAGAGCTGTTCGTTCCATCAGCGGACGGGTTCATTATGAGCCGTGCAGATGCTGAGAGAGCGTTGAGCAAAGCGTTGGCTGGTGGTGCATCTAAAGAGAGCATAAATGCTGACGATATAGGCAGGGTAATAGCTGACGCACTCGTTCGGGCAGGTGTAAATAAGAGTGGGAATGTATACAATTTAACAATGCCGACATCCAGCAATCCAGCGGATGTGAAGACGGCATTTGAGCTTATGGAGGCTTGGGCATGACCGCACCTATCTTAACAAAAAAGAAATTCTGGATTATAAAGCCATCAGCGGGGCGGAACGAGATTTGGAACCCACGATTTGACCCACCTGAAGGCGTAGCCTATTGGACGGGTACTAACGCCTCAATTTCGCTTACTGGTGATGAAACACGGCGTAATGCCTACTCTATGAAAGTAACGCCTGTGAGTGGAACGGCTGGAACCGCTTATTACAATCGCGGTTTGAAAGTTACAAATGGTCTTAAATATACCTTTAGCTGTGATGTAAAAGGCGTGGCGGGGCAACCGATGCGCATTGTTATTGCCACTTCTACGGGTACAGCCAGAGCAACTAAAACTTTTACCGCCACTGGCTATTGGCAAAGGATGGAGGTTACTTTATCGGCAACTGAAAGTGTATCTAATTACAGAGTGCAAATTACCAGAGATGCGGTCAGTTCTACTTTGCCTTTTTACGTTGACGGCGTTCAATTCGAGCAAACGGATAAAGCCACCACCTTTATTAGTGGTTATGAGGGTAAAGGATACTCTTGGGATGGTACAGTAAGAAATAGCGCATCACTCAGAGCAGCGGATTGTAAAACTGGTGGCGAGCTGCTGGATTTAGAAGACTATTGCCAGCTGGTTCAGGTTACGGGTTTAGGACACGGCGACTGGAATCAGATATTAACTAAGATGACTTCTGGAGGTGATCTATATCAGGGACACATCCGCAAATCAAGGCAATTTAGCATTATAGTGGACTTCATCGGCGATACGCTGGGTGAAATTGAGGCTAATCGTAAAGCGATTATTGACGCAATCAGACCAGACCTTTTCGAAGGCGAAATGGTTGTGAGATATCAGGGCTTTGACGATAACGGCAATGAAGCCACGAATCCGATTGACATCATTTGCATTCCTTTACCCGCCACTTTGACCGACACGCCTGATCTGCCTAACCATCAGCGCGCAGTGCTGAATTTCGAAATTCCAAGCGGGCTGCTGGATGGCGCTTATAGAGAAGGTGGTGAGCTTGACTTATATGCCGAGTTTGCTGCTGATTACATTGTAAGGCGTGACCCGAATGGATATTGGTGTAATTGGACTGGTTCAAGTTATGTAAATCCATTGGCGGGGATAGATGGCGATATCGCTGACATAAAAGAGGCTCCAAATGGTGATATTTATATCTGTGGAAATTTTACAAGTGCGGGCGGTGTGACTGGGACATATAGAATTGCACGATGGAGTAAGGCTAATCAAGCTTGGCAAGGACTTGGGGTTACTTCTGCAAATAGTATCATCAATATTATTTGGTGTATGGCTTTTGATGCGGCAGGCAATTTGTATGTGGGTGGAGAGTTCGCGAATATTGGTGGGGTAACAAATGTAAATTGTATTGCAAAATATAATATTTCCACAAATACTTGGACTAAGCTTGGTAGTGGAATTCAATATTCAGCTGGTAAAAATATTAGGGCAATTGAAATCTCTTCTGAAGGAACTGTTTTTATCGGTGGCTATTTTGATGCGGCTGGTGGAAATACAAACTGTAAACATATTGCCTATTATAATGGTACTGATTGGGCGCCACTCTCTACTGGATTGAACGGCGAGGTGAGATCTTTAAAGTTTGCATCTGATGGCAGATTATTGATAGGCGGCACTTTTACTAATGCAGACGGAACGAATGGCGATTATGTATGTTGGTGGAATGGTTCAGCTTTTAAGTCGTTTACGGATTTAGGCGCAACTGAAATTAGCGGTTTTGTATGGTCAATTGATATAAATCCTGCTGGAACAATCATAATTGGTGGGCAATTTGTAAATGCTGGTGGAGATATTAATGCTGATGGCATCGCTGCTTGGCGTGGAAATAATTGGGGTTCATTAGAAGCAGGAGGTTTGTCTGGTGGAGGTATTTATAACGTATATAAAGTTAGATGTGCTTCTAATGGTGATATTTATGCATCTGGTACTTTTACCACTGCTGGAAATTTAAAAGTTGACAGAGTGGCAAGATCAGTTGGCGGTGCTTGGCAAAGAATGGATATCGACTTGCCTAATATAAATGTTCCTATTTTAGCAATGCTCGAGGCGTCTGATGGGTCATTTTATTTAGGAGGTCAATTTTCAACAGCAGGCTCAAGTGAAAACGCCATAGCTGCTGGAGCCATTGACCTAAATGTTTTGAGCGGATCAGCCAACACTTATCCTTATATACAGGTTATCGGTCCCGGAACGCTTTACTCGATAACCAATTATTCTACGGGAGCGCAAATTGCCTTCAACGATTTGACGCTTTTACAAGGTGAAGTGATTAGCTTTAATTTCGACCCATTGAATTTGAAGTTTACTTCCTCTTGGGCAGGGCGTGGCAGCGTATTACGGTATGTTAATCCCGGAAGCGATTATGGAAATTTCTATCTGAAGCCCGGAAGTAATTCGATTAGCCTGTTTATGGATAAGGCGACCACAACTTCAGCCACCAAAGCGTGGATAGCCTGGAAGCCAAGATTCTGGGGCATTGACGGAGCGCTGCTATGAGATACGAAATAGACTGGTATACCGATGCTGGAGTGAAATTAGGTGTTATTCAGGCGTTTACATCGCTTGAGTATGTTAGAACAGAGAACACCATAGGCAGCATGATATTGACAATTCCCCGTCAGCTTATGCGCTATGAGGATTTTGCTGTAGGGCAATTGTTCGAGATATGGCGGGAAAAACACGGCTCGCTGGAATTGCAGAATGACACCGCTTATTTTCTGCAGGACTGGCAATTTTACACAGACCGAGAGGGCAGAGAATACATCCAACTTTATGCTACCGATGCGAATTGGCTGCTGGACACAGCAATTGTTTGGGCTTATGCTGGCAGTGCGCAAGCCGAAAAGACGGGTAAGCCTGATGATATGATGAAGGCTATCGTTAGAGAACAGTTAGGTGATTTAGCGGCGGTTGAGCGTAGAAAACTAAGCGTTCAGAATAATGTAGGAGCTGGCGGGGCATCTGTTACAAAGGCGTTTGCTTATAGGAACGTTTTTACTGTACTTCAGGAGTTAGCTGATGTGGCTAATGAAAATGGCGTTTATTTAGCGTTCGATGTGGTTAGAACCGCCCCTGCTACATTTGAGTTCAGAACTTATGCTGGTCAGCGCGGTACAGACCATAGCCGCACTTCTGGAGACCCACGCTTGGTTGGTAAGCAATACGGCAATTTAGCCGAAGCAAGTTTTGGAACTTTTCATTCTGATGAACGCAACTGGGTACTTGTGGCTGGTAAAGGCGAGGAAAGTAATAGATTAACAGTGCAACGTTATAACACCAGCAGAATAGGCTCAAGCAAATGGAACCGGCGTGAGTATTTTAAGGATAGCCGAGACAACGATAATACCGCTGCATTGCAAGCTGATGGCGATGAAGTATTGAATGAATATAAGCCAAAGCAGGTATTGACAGGCAGGTTATTAGACACGCCCGGAATGCAGTTTGGTGTGCATTATCAGTTCGGGGATATAGTAACAGCTCAAGCGTTTGGCTATAACGCAGATTGCCATATCTCAAGCGTGAGAGTGAAAGTTGATCAAGATAACGGCGAGCAGATTGACGTAAGGCTGAGA